TGGACTTGTTCTTGGAGTATTAAATGGAGCTCCATATGAAGCTGGTTTTGGATTTGTTGCCCTTGTAAACCCTCTATCTCTTTTATTTCTTTTAACTGGAGGAGTTACTGGTTTAGGAATTACTCTCCTAACTACAGTTGACCTACCTCTAGTTTTTCTTCCAAAAGCCCCTCTTCGTACAGTTGTTCTTCTTACAGGTTTAGTCTTTACCGGCTTTGGTGGTGGCACAGTACCTCTACCCCTTGGTAATGGTATTCTTGGAATATTTATTCTAACTTTTTTTACACTCGAATTTATTTTTGCTCTAGTGGTTCTTGTTATAGCTTTTGGAGCAATCGGTCTTTTACGAGAAACAGGTGTTTTTATCCTCGCAATAGTTCTTCTTATACTTGTAGGTGTTTTTCTTCTTCCACTACCTCTTACTACTGTAGAGGTACTTCTAGCTCTTTTTCTTTGGGCAGCTGATGTAACTCTTGGCCTCCTTGTTCTACTTGTAGTTCTTCTTCTTCTTCCCATGACTAATACCCTCCTCTTCTATAACCTGTAAATGTGTTACCTGGTGTAAACCTATTTTGTATTTGGCCTGAACCAAATCCACCTAATTGACCAACTGGTGCAAATCCACCTCCACCACTCCTTGCAGGAACTGGTATCCTTGGACCAGCACTACCACCTAATTTTATTTTTGATAATTTATTGAAATCAATTACCGGTCTATTAATAACTGCAGGTGGAACATTTGGTCTAACTGGTATCCTTGGTGGAGTAATTTTACCTAAATTTGTAAATGGAAAATTAAACTTTATTGGTGGAAAAGTTTTTTCAATATTCTTTCTTATTTGTTCAGCAATATCATCACCAAAATTTGGTATTGGAAATTTTAGTTTACCATCTGAGTCAAGTGGATTAAATATTGGTGGTAATTCCACAGGCTTAATAATTGGTTTTTCTATTTTTGGTTTTGGTAATGCAAATACTGGTACAGGCGTATCTTCTGCACAAAGAGCTTTTTTAGTAACTGTCGCTTTAGCCAATATAGTTTTTACAGTACCTTCTTCGGCACATATTGTAGTAGATTTTCCAATTGGTATATTAAAAGTTACCTCTTCACCTTCCATGTTTTTATATTTTACATGAGTATGTGGAATAGCTCCTATTCCTATTCCAATTGGACCAACACTTCTTACATGATAAAAGTAATATCTTTTAGAAGGTTTTAGTATTGGTACTGGTTTAGGTGGTGCCGGTTTTTCTTTAACCTTTGGTGATGCCCCAATCGTAACTGTTTTTGGAGCAATCTTTATTGGTTTTACTACTTTGACTGTTTGTGTAAACTTAGTGTCTATTTTTTTAGATGTACCAAATTTTTGAATAATAGTATTGATTTTATCTTTTGATTCTAACTTTTTTAAAGTTGGTATATTATCAACTTGTAAATTTCTTTTTGGTAATAGTTTTCTTAAAGTATCACAAATTATTTCATTAGTTTTATTTACTAAAGTTTTTATATCTAATCTTTGAGAGTTTGTTTTTCTTTTTCTTCCTCTTTTATTTCTTCTTTTTCTATCGCCTTTAGGTGCTTGTAAATCATCTATTAGTGGTTTACCATAATTAGCATTGTCGATTCTATATTCTCTATTACTAATATAATATCCTACCGCTTCTTTGGCTTTAATCGTTACATCAGTAATAAATTTGTCAAAATCTTGTATTTTAAATTCTCTTTTAACTTGGTCAATAAAGTCTTGTCCATATAAAGCAAATATCTTTTTTACAACTTTCTCTGCATCTATAGAATCAATAAATCCATCTAATCTATTTAGAACATCATCTTTAAATTCACCATTTTGTAAAAATATTTTATATCTATCTCTTAAATCTTTTCTTATTCTTCTTTGTGAGGATTTGATTGGTAACACTCTAATTTCTGTTCTTGAAGGAGATATTTCATGTATCCAAAGTTTATTTCCTGTGTGTTCACTCCCAATCCTTTTATTTAAAAGTGTAATTTGTGTTCTGAATAATCCATTTTTATATCCGGCTTCATTTATTAGTTTTTCTACATCTACAAAATATTCTGGTGCTTTGTTTGAAACGGCACCTCTTGCTATTAATAAGTAATTTCTAATATTATCTACTTCAGATATGTTTATGTATCTTACTAATTTACCATTTTCACCTTGTGGTAATTGATTATTTCCATTATCATAAAGAACAAATTCTATAGTGTCAGTTGAACCTCTTCCAAAGAAAGCTGGCATTCTTCCTCTTTCAAAGATTTTTCTATCTTTGATATCAACCCTTTTGGCTTCTTTTTGTAATATGTCTTTAAAATCTTTTATAGCCATTATACACTACCTGTTTTATTTTTTCTCATGTGTGCTGCAAATGTTACCGTTTCACCACCACCTTTTATTGTTACTTGTGCATGGTAATGTCTTGCTTTACCTCTTTTTGGTTTTACACTTGCCATAACACCCATATCAGGTAGAAAATCAACTGTTTTTGTAGCTCCTGATTCAATTGTTGTTCCAGCTGGTGCCTTTAACCATCTATCACTTGAAGTAAATGTAAATGTTATGGGCTCTTCACTCGTATTTAAAATAACAACACCTGGACCATTATATGTTTTGAATTTTCTAGCTCCAGCTGAATTATGAGTTGTTATATAATCTAAATCTTTATGCTCTCCTCCTGTTTGAGTTGTCGTTGCAACCCTTGCAGTAAATGCACCTGATGAACTACCACCAGCTGAGGAATCTGCTCCTTGTGCTATCTCATTAGACTTACCTTGGAATTGTTCTTCTAATTTAGAATATGCTTGTACCAAAGCTTCTTTTTGTGCGGTTAGTCCTTCTACTTGTGCTTCAAGTGAAACTCTTTCTATTGCTTCCGCAACTGATTTTTGAATTGCTTGTTGTAAGTCAATAGATGTCTGTGCAAATTTGTCAGCGGCTGCCTCAGCTGAGTTTTCTGCTACCGCAATTCTTAATTCAGATGAATCAAGTCTAACTTTCAGTCCATCTATTTCAGCTTGGAGTTCTGATATTTTGGATTGTGCATCAGCTAGTTGTCTCCTTAAATCTGCCTCTCTTGCAAGACATGCGTTTAATTGTCCTAATATACTATCATATTCACTTCGTAATATTACATCAGGTAAATCTTTTGGTTTTTCACCAATTAACTCATCTACAGTAGTATCAACTGCTAATAATAATTGGTCCTCATCATACTTTGGTCTACGAAGTTTACCGCTAACTTCACCATCCATAGAACCATTTACCTCCTTCATTTGTTCGGCAAAATAATTATGCCTCCCATATGGGTCAATAGATTTTATACCTTTAGAACCACTTGTGCTTAGTTCTTGTATTCGTAATTCTTTTTCTAATGCCATTATTCAGTTACTTCAAATATATAATCATCATCAAAGTATTCAGATGAACCTGTCAGTTCTACCTTTAACTCTACCTTATAACTTCTATTTACTTCAAAATTTGACAAGTCTAAACTAATTCTACTTTTGTTTCCATAAGTACTTAATTTAGAATAATCACTAAAAGGAATAATAATATCATTACTTTCGTTGTCTCTTATTTGGTAGAAAGATGATGTTGGAAGTAAGCTGCCCGTGGAGTATCCAAATGTGTTTTGAAAAGTTTTCTGTGGATACAACTCTCTTGCGAATACTTCTATATCATATTTCCCACCAGCTCTATATGATTTTTTTAATCTTTTAAGTGATATTTTGTATTCTTCTGGTAATGCTTGTAATGAGCCAGTTTCGTATCTACTATCATCCCAACCAATTCTAATTTTTGGTTGATATATTGTATGAGTTTCTTTACTAAAGAATTTTAGTTGGCCATAATCAATATCATTATTTTCTTTTTGTGATTGATGTTTAATGATAAATCCTTCGTTGGAATACCCGTCATCTAACCAAAATGAAAGAGATGAAGATACATCAACAATTAAATCAGATGATTCATAATCATAAGAACGAGTCGATTGAGATGCAGTATACCACATACCACCCTTTCCATCAAACGAACCAGTTGCACTACCACTATTAGGAACATTTGTTGGTAACCAATTAGAACCAGATACTCTATAATTCCAAGTACAACCTTCTACTGAGATATCATCAAAACGAGTTCCATTTCCCATTTCCCAACTTTGTGATATAGGATTTATTTCTAATGAATATGAAAGTGGAATTTCATTTGTTTCTGTTTCTCTTAAAACTAATTCAGCAATACTCATTGTTACATCACCGCTACTTAGTTTTGTAGGTAGTGAGTTTGTATCGAACTTAATTAATGTTCTTGCAGTATCTTTTAAAGCACCATAGTAAACTTTAGATACTTCTAATACCTCATCTAACCCAGTGTTCTGAGTTGGTTGTTGTTCAAATATGGTAGCATCTTTAGATGCGGTTAAAAAATAATACATTATACAACTCTCCCTCTTATATCCCTATCAGGGTATTTAACTTCAAATATCGATGGGTCTAACGAAGGATAAATCTGTTTATTCTTTGTAGCTCCTTTTACATCGTATGCGTTTGGTGAATAACCTGAAGTACCTCCACATAAGTTTTTAAACTCTGTTTTTACTACGGATTGTACTCCTTCTATATTTCCTATCAACATTTCAACCTCACCAATATTAATTGGCATATTGAAAGTCCACTTATCAATTTCAAAATAATCTTTTATTGCCGTTATACAGTTTGTTAATACTTCTCTTTTATTGTAATCTCTATAAACTCTAATTTCAAAGTCTAATCCTACATTGATTACAAACCCATCTAAAAGATTTACACCATCAGTTAACATTCTAAATTCATTAAGATATGTTTTAAGATTCTCTTTCACTGCTTTATTTAGTGAAGTCAGTCGTTTATTAGTATCATATCCTAATACATAAAGATTTACTGCAAAAGGGTTATTTTTTTCTTTTATATTTGATTTTTTATTTGACAAAAATTTAGAAACTTGTTCTTTTATTTGTTTATCAGTAAACTTTCTATCAACTATTAAATCTTGTACTAATTTAGAAAATTCATTTAATGCAGTTGGTGAAGCTAAAATAGAGCCAGGTGAGTTATCATCTAACTTACCATCTGCTACACAAAATGCTTTTGTAATATTACCAAACTTAGGTGGCATTGAAAGTGTCCTAACTTGATAATCTCTTGATGTTACTGCTCTATTTTGTGAACCAAAGTTTGCTATTGAATTTTCTCGTATCTCTTCTAATGTTTCGGCACCTCTACCACCAGTAGCTGGTTGGTCATTATCAACGGCTAATGAATTTTTTACAGTAGAATATAAATTTCTTGCACCACCATCGAAAGCCGATAAATCTTCATCAAATTCTACTTTAGTAATTCTTTGTATTTTGTTTTGTCTTACATTTGATTTTACACCCCCACCGACTAAGTACTTTACAGTCATTGTAGTATTTTTTGGTGATTGACCATAAGATTTTGTCAATAAAAAATTTGAAGGGTCAAAGGATGCTCCTAATTTATCTATAGAATTTGTTAATCCTAATCCAACATTTTTAAATGTAGGTATTAATAATTCATCATTTTTACCTCCATCACCACTACCAAATTGAATAGTTGTTGTACCATTTGGATTTGTAACAACCTTGAATCTTCTTGGTGTTTTAATTAATTTAAGTATAGATGGTACTGTATCTTTAAACTGAGATAAATCTTTGTCTTGACCCTCTGAGTTTGAATATTCTACATAAACCATTTCTTGACCCAAGTAAGGTACTTCATAATATTTATTATTATTACCATCTCTTACATCGTATATACTAATTACATTTGAATCTGGTATGTCAATTCTTGTATATTCTTCTTGGGTACTACTAAATGTAATTTCAACTCTTTTTTCTTCTGCAGAAATTACATCAACGAATTTTTTTACTAAATAAAATTTTGGATTATTTGTATCACTATCTCTTTCAAATACAGTAGTCTCTCTATCAGATGCATCTGCAAAGTCTAATAGTTCTGTAGTTCTAAAACCAACTCCATCTGCATCTAATTCCATCCCTTCTTTTATTCTAAGATAGTAATCAGTATCAGGTTCAAATGCTAAATCACCAGATGATATTGGATTTGTTACTCTTCTCGATGGTACTAATTGAAACACACTTGCTTTTGTAGTTGCAGGTGAAGTTACTTTGGGTCTATAACCCATCATCTTAGATAATTCAAATATATTTTCTCTATCTTGTGCAGTAGTTAATAATGATTCTCTTAAAGTATCATCTATATAATATCCTAAAACATCTCCAACATAAGATGCCATCTCAATAAACATCATACCTGGTGATGATTCATTAAAGTCATTATATGTTGTTGGAAAATAAGTTTTAGCGAATTCAATTAAGTTGGTTCTGAAATCAACAAAATCTTTGTTTAGGTATTTAATATCTTTACCCTTATCCTTAAAACTTTTTATTTGATTATTTAGTGCCATATTATTCCTCTACCAAAAATGTTAGTGTATCTAATGTTTGGTCTCCCTCTTGTTTAAATTTTAAAGATACTTTAGCTTGATTATTATCAGTCTGTTCTTTACTGATATCAATGTTTATATCTTCTACAATAACATAGGGTAACCATTTAGCTATTGCATCGTTAATAGTGTTTTCCAAATCCTCTTCAAATTTTTCAGTAGCAGGATTGAATAACAAATCATGTAACCCACTTCCAAATTCAGGTTGTAATATTCTTTCACCTCTTTTGGTAAGTAATAAATTTTTTAAATTAGAACGAACTTGGTCAAATGTTTTAAAAGATTGAGCAAAGTATCCATCTGAACCCCTTTGTATAGGAAGTGTGATACCCACTGCAAAATTATTAAATTCTTCAGTATCAATTACAATCTTTTTGTTTAACTCATACGCCATTTTACGATTCTACCTTTTTTCCCATCATAGCTTTAACTAGTTGAGAATTATCTCTATTTAATATTTTATCTAAACCAGCTAATCCTGTTTGGACTCCCAATCCAGTTTTTTGTGGTTTACTTTGAACATGACCCATTCCCATTTTAGACGCCATTTCTTGTCTAAATGATTCAACACCACTTACTCCAACAGGTGGTTGACCTTGTGCTGATTGAACATTGTGTGTTCCAAAAGTTAAAGTTTTATCCATTGGATTCGTTTGTGGTTGGTTTGCCGTTTGATTTAATACTTCATTCAGTATTGGGTTTTTTGTAAACACTTTTTTTTCTTCTACTTGTGTTACTTCTCTATCCTTTTCTAAAACTGCCTCGGCTAAAGAAAAAGGGTCAACGCTAGGTGATTCCGATTTCTTAACTTCACCCAATCTCTTATTGACTTCTTCCTCTAATATTTTAGGAAAAGTCTTTCTAAGAAAGGTTTCTTGTTTTTTGGCAACCTCGGCTTCAACTATTGTCTTAATTACTTTTATTAATTTTTTAGAATTCATAATAGTTTTCTTGTTTAATATAAATATACAATTATAATATTTTAGTCTTAGAATGGGATATTCCAACACCTTAATCCATTTTTTTCAGGATTTTGTGCTAGATAAAACTTACCAGCTGATTCAATAACATCACCCGTATTATATACTGAGTTTGGTGAAAATTTCTTTGGTGCAGAGTTTGGTGGTGCAAAAGCTAATGTTTGCCAATCAGATGTAGCAATTGTGTCATCATCATCACTATCATCATTACTACCTCCCAATCTTCCGCCAGGTATCACATACATACTCCAAGATATTACACCAGGCCCTGGTATTGGGGATGGTGCTGATGGATAAAGTGATGTAGTATAAATCATTCCTTTCAATGTTAATAGATGTATTTGTGCAACTAATACAAATGCATTGATAAAAAAGTTTTGTGATTCTACTGGTGGTAATTCAAATTGTGCAATCCAGGTGCCAGGATTTATACAAATGTTTTGTGTTACAAGAAGATTTTGAATTGCACCAGGTGCTGGTATTGGTGGTGTTGGGAATGGATTCATGGTTGCACCTGTCCAATATGCTTTTACTGCAGGTCCTAATTCTTTTAGTATGGGCGATAGTGGTACTGGTTTAGGAGGTTTTTGAATAGCAAAACATTTAGTCAATGCAAGAATTACTAAAGTCTCCATTATATCTTTGTTGCCTTTTTGTATTGTACATAGGTTTATTCCTTGAATACCCCTTCTCATACACAAATCATATTCAGTAGTTAGTTTTTTTGCAAAAGCTTGGAGCGTGGCCACTCCAATAGGATTAGCCATATACCTTTTCATGTTTGACTTGAATATACCCCAACTCATTAGTCTACGAAATTTTTCTTACTAAGTATTGTATCTAACTTACCTTGTATTGCAGTAAACTTTGGTGCGTTTAATGGTGTGCTTGATTGGCCAGCTGGTGTTGCGTGACGCATAGCGACTATTTCACTTAATATTTCATTTAGTAAGCTGACAAGTGTATCACCCTTTGCCAATGGTTCTTCACTATTACCATTACCTATGTGTATTTCTGCATCACCAGTATCTAATCTAATGTCGCTATCATTTGTAGTAACAAATATGTCATCTTGAACATCTGCAACTATTCCGCCCTTGTTATCGATAGAAAGTCCACCATCTGAAATAAATCCATAATTTCCTTTAGAATAAAAAATCATTTCAGATTCTTTGGATGATATAATTACTCTTCCACTATTAATTAAAATTTGGTCACCTTTTAATTCTGATGGATAATCATCAAATGATTTTGGTTTTGTTTCAAAGTTAGAAGAACCTTTATCACTAACGACACCAGGTTGAAAGTCTAATTTAAATTCACCGGATGTTAAAGAAACTATAGAACCATCTTTATTTATATCTTCTTCTATATGTTCAGCTAAACCTAATTCATTTTGTGAATTATTATTTTCTCTATTTCTTATTATAATTGATGGGTGGAGTTTTCTTTCAGAATTATTATATCCACTAAATCTAATTGATTGTCCAAATCTCGATTGTATTACGGTATCACCTTCAAATAATTTAAGTTGGTGAATTGACTCATTTTGTTCAGCTTCAAAATATTCACCAAAACCAGATGTTTCATCATCACCTGAATCTGTTTTATTTGCAATACCTGTATTGGATGTTGAGTTATATGAACCTGCACTATTGTCAGATTCACCTTTTACTGTATTAAATATTTTTGAAAAAGTATCTCCTACGCCATCAGTATATGGTGATAAGGTAGAACTGTTTCTTCTATAAACATAACCAGTTGTAGTTTCCATAACATCAACTCTTTCATTCTTAACTGGTATTGTATTAAAGTTTTTGTCATAGGGAGCTGCAAAGAATCCATCACCAGCTGAAGAAAATTTACTATTCATTGGAAGAAATTGAATATACCCGATTCTACCAAAAGGTATTGTTCCATCCTCAACTAATGGATGTTCATTGTCAGTAATGACATCTTTTACAACGCCTTTAAATATAAAAGAAACTTCTTCTTTTCTATTTCCAAATAATCTACTTTTAACTCTATACTTTCTTTCTCTTGACATTATCTACCTTTTGTTTTAATTCTTCAACTTCATTTGTTAATTCATCAACTTTAGTTTCATGCTCATCAGCTACTTCACCAACAACATCTTCTAATTGTTGTAGTAATTGTTCTTTTTCTTTGTCAGTTAGAAATCCATCCTCACCTAAAGTTTTATCTTTTGATGCAATCATTCTTTGTGCAATCGCTGCCATTTTTATAAGTGACTCATCGTTTCTTACTGAAGTATCTACTAAGTCTTTTATTATTGGACCAATAACTGCCATGTCACCAGAATGTCTAATTACTTTTTTCATTTCAGCAATTAGTTCTGATATTCTTGTTTTTTTAGTTTGCTGGTTATCGTAGATATCTTTAAACAATCCACTTAAATTTTTACCAGGAAATAATTCAAAATCTGTACTCATAATTTTTATATATTATCTAACTATAAATATTGGAAATAAAAAAACCTCCCATTTCTGAGAGGTTTTCATATCTTAACCGGTTATGGTTGTATTCCTAAGCTTTCTTTTTAAGAATGTGGTATAAAACTCCAGCACCTACTAATCCTAGTAGTCCTTCGTTACTCAATCCTCCCAATATACCCATAATGTTGTCCACTACAGATACCTCAGGCCAGAAAGGAATATTAGCACCTTTGAATAGTACTTCTAATACTACTCCTAAAGCGATAACACTTATACCGATTTCTGTTAGATGATTGGCCCAAGAGCCAATCTTTTTAAGAAATTCCATATAGTTCTCCTCTGTTTAAAATTAATGAAAATAACTTTTCCATATTACAAAACATCGGACTGTCCACCTTATAACTATAGTATATATTTACCAAAAAACACCTTTTTTATTTTCACACCCAATAGGCAAACAATATTAGGTGTCAAACAAAAAACCCAACCTTACGGGGTTGGGTTTTGTCATCCAATCACTTTAAATTACGATTGGTCATTTAGAGCTACTAAGTTCTTCAATCTCCTAACTTCCGCCTTCAATTGTTGGAGCTCTATCTCTTTATAAGTATAACGAGGATGTCCTTTCGGTTTTATCCATACTAAAATTCCTCTTCTATACAATGCTTTTGTACCTAAATCATTACTCCAATAACCATGCATCAATAGGTTACCTTCTTCGTTTTTGATGTAAGTTCCTTTTTGTGTAACAGAGCCTTCGTTATTTATGACTCTATATGTGTACACATTGTAATCCACCTTCTCTAATGTTCTATTTTGACTAAATAGTGGAACAAATAATAAGAGTAGGAGGATTGTAGTAATTATTCTTTTCATAATATACCTCCTTTATTATAAGTATATCAATGTTAAGAAATTGTTACCAAAATGTTATGTTAAAGTTTCGGAAAGTATTTTTTTGGATATAAAAATATTATCAATCACTAAATAATCCATATCACAATTCATAAATGTATCAATTGCTTCTTGTGAATCTCTTACCATAGTTTGGTCTTTGAGATTGAATGATGTATTGAGTAATATAGGATACTTTGTAATCTTCTGATATTCTTTTAGGAGTTTGTACATCTTAGGATTAAAATCTTCTCTAAGTGTTTGTACTCTTGCTGAACCATCAATGTGTGTAATAGCTGGTAACTTTTTTCTATACTTTGGATTAACTGAAACAATTTGGTTCATATATGGTATTTCAATATTTGGTGTAAAAAAGTTTTTCATATCATCATAACAACACATAGGAGCAAATGGTCTAAATCCTTCTCTTTTCTTTACAACCATATTTACTCTTCTTTTCATTTGTGGGTCTCTTGGGTCTGCTAAGATAGAACGGTTACCTAACGCTCTTGCACCAAACTCTAATTGACCACTAACCCAACCAATGATATTACCCTCAGATATTAGTTTAGCTACTTTAGGAAGTAGCTCATTATCAGATAATGCTTCATAAAAAATCTTATCATCATTTTCTTTTACTACACTTACTACATCTAATATTTTTTCGGATGGGCCTAAGAAGGGTGTCTTGTTTTCTTTTCTATCATTTGTCATATGATTCCAATAATTAAGAGCCGCTCCTATTGCTGAACCAGCATCTGATGGAGCTGGTGGAATCCAAATATTTTTAAATGGTGTTCTACTTTGTATTTTACCATTAGCAGTTCCATTGTATGCACAACCACCACTTAAACATAAGTTTTTAGATTTAGTTTTTTCATGTAACTTATTTAGTAATCTAAAGAAATGTTTTTCATATGTGTATTGTAAAGCTGATGATATATTTTTATGAACATCATTAATTGGTTCTTCGGGTAATCTATTTGGTATACCTAATAGTTTTGATAATTTTGTATTGAACATAATCTTATCAGAATAGTGATAAGAGAAGTATTCCATATTTAGTTCAAATCCATCATCTGTTTCTTTTATTAGTTCATCAAACATTTTATCGTGAAGTAAATGTGAACCATATGGTGCCAATCCCATTACCTTATACTCACCTTCATTTGGTTTAAATCCTAAAAATGCAGTGATTGTAGAATAAAGTAATCCTAATGAGTGTGGATATACAACTTCACTATGTCGTGTTATTATGTTATTTTTACCACTTGCTAATACAGTAGTATCCCATTCACCAACACCATCTACTGATAGTATAGCTGATTCATCAAAATCAGATGTGAAGTATGAATATGCTAAATGAGATAAATGATGATTACCAATAAAAATTTTAGCATTGGGAAATATGTAATCAAAGTGTTCTAATGAATTTGTTTTCTTTGGAAATTTAAATGGATTTTTCCAAAAGTATTTCCAATAAGATTTTTTATCTCTATCATATTTTAGTTTTGGATTCTCATAGTAACATACTGCGGAAATATCTTTTCCACTAATATTGTTATTTTTTAAAATCCAATTAATAGAGTTTATTGGAAAACTATTATCGTGTTTTATACCAGTAAATCTTTCTTCCTCTACTGCATTTAAAACTTTTCCATTTTTAATTAGAGCTACTGCAGAATCATGAAATCCATATGAGATACCAATAATATATTTATCGTAGATGCTCTTCTTCATTCCAAAACTGATTTACATTATCTTCTATTACTTCTCCTTCTAAAAATGAATTTAACATTTTTTTCTGATGTTGTTTCATGACATTTACAACTTTTGTAATGTAGTGAGTTTTACAATCGGTCATTTCTCTTATGAGTAAGTATAGATGTTTTTTGTTAAAATTTTCTATGTAATCTGCTCTTCTAAATAATTCCAATACGGCATCTGCTATTTGAATATCTCTTTTCTTTGTAAATACAATAGTAAGATTTTTATCCCAATACTCCAACATTATTTTTCTAAACTCAGAGTATTCCTCATTTTGTTGTTGTTCATAATAGTCATTTTGAGGATTCCAAGTTTGTGGCATTTCAGATATTAGTGCATTCTTTTGCCATCTTTTATAATTACCATTGTTATTTAAAATAAGATAATTTTTTGCTATAATTGTAAAATATGAAAAAGCTTTTCCTCTACCTTCTTTGAACATATGAATTTTTTCTACCATGGCAGATACTACTTCTTTTTGAACATCTTTTTTTGGTACATCAAAGTAAGTAAATTTAAATGTATTTAAAACATTTTCCGCTAACTTGTCAAAAGGATACTTTATACCTTCATTGTATATTTTATTTTTTTCCTTTTGGTCGTTACACTTATTGTACGCAATTATAGCCTCTTGAGCAGGCGAACCAAAATACATTTTGGATTTTTTTCTTCTTGGTCTTGGCATATTTATTTAAATTGTTCGTTTAAGTCTGTCACTATACCTTTGAGTTCTGTGAATACAGTACCCACCTCATCATCAGATTCAAATGAACCTTTAAGGTCTGCCTGTTTCATTTTTTCATTGGCTTGTGTAATAGTAGTTACTACTCCATTAATCGTAGTAACAAAATCATCTTCTAATTGTTCGTTTTGTCTAAGTAGGTTTCTAACCCCTATCAACAGTCCTATATTTAAAACTGCTGATACTCCTAAAATTATTTCTATAACCATTTTTAATTTAATTTAATTTAATATCGTATCCACTAAATAATTCCATATACGATGTTATCTTTGTACCATAGGCATCTTTAAAAACTCTACCATTCTTAAAGTACCTTTTTACTGAACCCTGTCCTCCAAGATGTGCAGCTGCCAATATACCACTTTCCGAAATATACATACCATTGATTGTTTCACCATCGAATAAATCAATATAAGTTTGTAGTTTTTCTTTGTTATGTAATAATAAAGCCATCATAGCTTCCTCTTGTAATTGTGGGTTATTAAGGAATTCTTTACGGGTAACCTTGAATCCTAACCCCTTTAAGGTTGTTCTTCCAAATTGATATTTACCCATATATCCCCAAGTATTTGTGATATCATATCTGTTACCACTTTCTCTGAATCCTATATCAGTTAAGAATCTATTAAGTTCACCTTCGTGATATTCTTTGATTCTAAGTTTCTCAGTTTCTTTTCTGAGTTTTTCCTCCTTTTCCAACTTATCATAGTTGATTGATTCGGATGTTGTTGCGGAATCTATCATTCCAAACGATAGTATTGAAATTACCATCGTAGCAATTATTGTCTTTCTCATGCGGTCTCCCATTTGATTAAACTATAACAAATATACGAAAAATATTTCATATATCCAAATAAAATCTTGATTATTTTACGCTTTTCCTATTGGCCCCCAGTAAATGTCCAATAATTCCTCATCAGTTGGTTTAACCCTTTCTTTTAATTTATCCGCTTCGTTGATGAGTTTTGCGAATTCTTTAGCTGTTTGTACAAACAACTTTTGATTATGTAACACCTTATCTTCTACTTCTTCTTGTGTAAGAATTTTCTTTTCAATCAACAATTCAATGATTGATTGATTAAGTAAGTTAACTTGTAATAAATTGTCCTTAATTTCTTTAAACATTTTTTATGTCCTTTAACAAAGTCTTTATGTCCTCTTTGTTATCTTCTAAATCACCAAAAGCTGTGTATATAGATTTTGGTGAATAACCTAACGAATGTGCTAATCTTATGATGATTGCTTTGTATTCATTTATATTCATATCATCAGGTACATCAAACTTAATTTCGTTTGCTTCTCTGACATTTTGTTTCCATCCGTTGCTATACTTAAATATTAATTTTGCCATCTTTCCGTTCTTTTTTTATACAATTTCATAACCTTTCTCAATTAATGGTATAGCTTTTTTATACTTCATAAAGTCTGTATCACCCTCTGGTGATTTTACCATTACCTTTTCATTTCTTCCATATTTTTTTTCAGACACTCTTTGAATATTGTATGCCCTTACTTGGTCTACAATAAGAATACCATCCAAATGGTCAATTTCATGTTGAGCCACAACACACTCCAATAATCCTTCATCAGCAAAGTAATTATGACCCTCCGTTCCAATCTTATCCTTTTCATCAGGTCCAAATTCTACTGTTCCTAAATTATCAGTTTCTACAGTTATAGAAATACTCCTAACTGTATTCTTTGGCTTTCTCATTGTTTTGGGAAGAGATAAACAACTTTCAATGTACTGAACTGCTTCTTCACTTCTTTTAACAATCTTTGGATTTACTAATACCATTGGTTCTTTAATGTTAATAACACACATTCTTTTATCTACACCAATCTGATTAGCTGATAAACCAAATCCCTTTTCCTTTTCTAACGCGGTAAATAGTGCCGCTGATATAACTTCTTCTTCAGATTTGTTTTTAGGTAAATCCGTAACAACCTTTTGTAATTTTATTGTATCTGTAACTATCTTACTCATTATTAAATAATTTTAATTGTTGTTTATCTGTTAATACTTCTCTTTCAGACACATCTTCTCCCATCTTTCTACGAGTGATAGTTTTACCACCATCAGGTGATTCATATATCCAAGCAGGATTATCTATGTACTTTTTTTGTAACTCCCTATTTTTCCAATATATTTCTCTAATTTTTTTACCAAGTTCCATATCATTCGGAGTTTCTTCTACTATTTTTTTTATTACTGAGTCCATGTTATATTTTCTTTACTAAGGTTTTTGTGTTTAATCTATTTTGATGTGGGTTCTTCCACAATTCTTTATTATCAAATTCATTCAATTGTTTGATTTCAGCATTTTGTATTGCTATAGGATGAAGTTTTTTAAACTCTTCTACGATAGAATTATTAATTAAAATATATCCACCTTCTATTAAGTAATCCCAAGCGTAATCAAATAAATCATATCTTATATTTTTATCAGTTGATACTGAACCTATATCAATATCACAATATGATATGTTTCTTTTTTGTGGTTTTTGTTGATACACATCAAAGGAAAATATTCTTGAGTGATTTAGTGGATTAAATATATCATACCCATACACTCTCTTATCACCATATAGTTCACATAACTTTTCAATGGTAACACCAACACCACATCCAAACTGAAGTATATCACCACCTTTTGGTATATCTAATGTTGGTAGTAGGTTTGATGCT